GAACAAAGTCAAGCATATGCTATATGTAAATCAAAATGGGAAAATAAATAACGAAAATTAAAAAATCCTTACCTATCTATATTATAGGTTATAGGGAATAAAAAAATAAATCTTAAAATGACAAGACATGACGCAGTTCAAGAAATTAAGAATAAGATTAAGGCACTTTTAAGTGGTGAGGAAGTTGTAGAAACTACCGAAACAGTAGAAGTTCAACTTAATGCTTATGAGACGGTTGATGGTTCGAAGTATGAGTGTGATGGTGAATTAATGGTTGGTTCACCTATCTACAAAATGGATGAGAACGGAAATCGTAATGTTGTTGAAAATGGTGAATATGAATTTACTAATGGTTTAAAAGTATCTGTTATGGACGGTATGGTGAATGAAATCTCATCTATTACAGAGGAAAACAGTCCAGAAGATGCAGTTGTTGAGACTCCTGTTCAAATAGAGAGTGAAATGGAAGTTAAAGTTAATGAGTTAGAAACTAAATTAGCAGAATTAACAAATATAATTTCTACACTCGTAAATGAGACAGAAGGTATAGCAACTAAATTGACTGAACTTTCTAACCAACCAGCAGCACAGTCAATTGTTTACGAAAGAAATCTTTCAGTAGATGAATTGAGAGTAGAAAAAATGAAACAAATCCGTGATGGATTAAAAAAATAAAAAACAAAAATGGAAAATAAAAAATTTGAATTTACCGCTAATTACAGCTCCATCAATAAATATGTTGACCAGTTGTATGATGGTTTTATTCCATCAGTAGTAGGAAAAGTTAGAACACTTGATTTCATACAAGTTGTTCCAGATGTTAAGTATTCAAAAGTTATTCCTCTTGTAAACACTTCATTCGATTTCGTAACAGCTGATAGCTGCTCGACTTTCGCAAATGGTGGTACAACTAGCGTAACTGGTCTTACTTTAACAGCTGCTTACTTAAAATATGAAGAATCACTTTGTCTTTCTGAGATGGAGCAATATTACTTCGGTCAGTATATGAAGGCTGGAAGTGACCAAACTCAATTACCTTTCGAGCAGGCTTTCTTCGATGAGAAGATGGGTAAAATCGCTAAGAAATTAGACCAGATTTTCTGGCAAGGTGGAAACGGTGTAACTGGTATTCTTTCAACTGCTGGTATCGCTGGTTTAACAGCTTCTGGAGCAACAACCGTTACAGCTACTATGTCAGTATCAAGTGCTGTTACAAATGGTGTAGTTGCAACATTTGACGCTATGTGTGATGCTTTGAATAGTGATATGTTATCACAAGAATTGGTTCTTGCCGTAGGACAAGATACTTTTGATAAATATACTCGTTCAATCAGAAACCTTAACCTTTACCACTTCTCACCAGATGAAATTAACGGTGCAGCTGTTAAATTGTTTGGTAAGAGAAATGTAACCTTATTCGCTACAAGTGGTCTTGATGGTACAAATAAGGCAATCCTTACAAAAGGTGACTTCATCTTCTGGGGAACTGACTTAGCACCAGATGAGGAGCCAATCAAAGGTGAATATAATATGTATCTTGATAAATATCTTATCAGATATAAGGTTAAAATCGCTGGAGCAGTAGCATTCCCATCAGTTGCAGTAATCGCTAGATAAAATTAAAAAATAAAAGTCCCCCTAAAAAATGGGGGACTTTATAAAAAAAAACTAAAAACAATATGGCATGTTTATTAACATCTGGTTATAGTTTAGGTTGTCGCGATTCCTTGGGAGGTATACAAAAAGTTTACATCGGTCTTTGGAACGACACAAGTATGGTTATTGGCCTTACAGGTTCAAACAACCAAGTTGGTTCTTTTACAGGAGCAACCGTATCTTTCTATACTTTCCAACAAGAATTAGAAACTGCATCATTTAACCAAAATGGTCAGTTTAACTCTGAAAACGGAACAAGTTTTTATGAGCAAACTTTAGAAATCACACTTCCAAAGATGGATGCTGCTAATAGAGCACAATCAACTATTTTAGGACAAGGAGTTTGGAGAGTTATGATTTTGGACCAAAGAGGTCAATACTGGTTAATGGGTAAAACAAATCCTGTTAGAGTATCTGCTTCAACACCAAATATCGGAAAAGCTTTTGGTGACTTAAATGGTATTAAGTTAACGTTCTTATGTAAAGAATCCGAACCAGCTTACAACGTACTTACAGCAGCTGCTATAAGTGTAATCGTCTAATCTAATCTATATTAAAATAAAGAACCCAGTAAGTTTGTGAATTCTTACTGGGTTTTTTTATTTGTTATATTTCTGATAAAATTCTATTTAATTTATTATCTCTTTTTTCAGTAATCCAATAATTTTGCTTCTGCATCGCAAAATCAGAATCAGATTCATATTGTTTATACGTAAAATAACCATCAACTATTTCAACCATTTCACTTTTATAATCAATATATTGGTAATCATTTTTAGTAAAAACATTCATTAGCATATATTCTTTACTATCCTTGCTTAGGAGTGTTCTATCATTAGTATTCTTACCATTATAATCCTTTCTATTTGGAAATTCTAATATGTAATAATAATCACCTTCAAATATAGATTCCAATGTAGAATAAGCAGATTTATTTACAAAGGACATACTTAAACCATATAGTTTATCTATTAAGTCTTGATTTTTAATAAGCTGTTTCATATTGTTTGTTTAACAATACAAATATAAGTAGATTTTTCTAAATAAAAAAATAAAATGAAAATAATTTACTCCTTTTATATTTAAATATATGATACGCTTAAGAGAAGGATTAACAAATAGTGTCGTTGTTACACTAAATTCAGGAACAGGTTCAAACTATTATACTTGGTTTTTAGTCAATAAAGATAGTCAACAAGAGTTCACTTTTACAAGTGATGATGTTTCAACTTCACCTTTATATTATAATCAATTTAATATAAGAGTGGCGACACAATCTGGTTTAACCGCTGGTGTAATTAACATACCTTATGGTGAATATACATATACAATATATAATATGCCAAATGCTTATAATTTAAATATAGCATCAGCATCATCAGTCGCAGAGGTAGGTCTTTTAAGATATGGAGGAACCCAATCTTATAATAGACCAGAGGCAACTATACAAAACTTCAATATAGCAACACAATCTATAAAAACATTTAATATACTATGAACATAAAAGTAATAAATTTAAAAACATCAGCAACACTTGAATATAGTGAAAGGATTGAAAAGAATTGGATAATCAATTGGGGTGAGAATAATAACTATCCCATCTATCTTCAATCTCTTCTTGATAAATCATCTAAACATAATGCTATAGTTAAATCAAAAGCTATGATGATTGGTTCATCGGGATTTATAAAACCTCAAAATCCAGTAAATAAATCACTTTATGATAATAAGTGGAATATACACAACTTAAATGAGATATTAAACAGAGTTTCTTATGACTTTGAGGTATATGGACAATTTGCACTTAATTTAATTTGGTCTAATGATAGAAAGACTATAAGTGAGATAAATTATATTGATATGAGTAAGGTTAGAATTATGGCACCAACTGTTGGCAATAGAGTAGATTATTTTATGGTTAGTCAAGATTGGAATTCTTTAAGAAGAAATAAGCCAGTTGTATATCCTGCATTCTCAACAAAAGATAGGAGTAATCCTTCTCAAATTGTAGTTGTTAAAGATTATAGACCTGGGACTGAGTGGTATTCCTTACCTGAATATATCAGTGCTAAAAATTATATTGAGTTAGAATATGAGATAAGTCAGTTTCATTTAAGTTCAGTTCAAAATGGATTTGCACCATCCCTAATGATTAATTTTTCAAGTCAAGTTCCTTCAACAGAGGAAATGGAAACGGTTATTAGAAGCCTTAAAAAAGAATATGAAGGCACAAGAAATGCTGGTAAAGTTATATTTACTTTTAGTGATGGTTCACAAAATGCTCCTCAAATAACTCCAATTAATTCTAATAACTCTGATGAAAGATTTATACAATTAAATAAGGAAGTTACAGATGCTATTATGGCAGGTCATAGAGTGGTTAATCCATCTTTATTTGGTATAAAAGAAAGTGGTGAACTTGGTGCTAAAAACACTATTTTAGAGTCAATGGATATATTCATCGCTCAATATATAAAACCTAAGCAGAATCAAATTGTAGAGGTTTTTAATAAAATTGCTAAGATAAATGGTGGTGAGGATTTTCAAATTAATAAGTTTAAGATTGATACCACATTTACACCAGAGGTAAGTGATGTTTTAAGCATTTTACAAGCACCAATATTAACAAGTCAAAAAGAGGAAATATTTAAATTGTTAGGTTATGATGAAGAATCGATTAAAAAATTAATAGGCACAAATGAACAATAAATGCAATTTTATTTCATATGAATATTTAGTTAAATATACACAAGTTGATTCTAATGTAGATGCTAGTTTAGTGATGCCTTATGTTATAGTAGCACAGGACCAAAATATACAACAAACTATCGGTAATTCGCTTTATGTGAAACTAATTACATTAGTTCAAACTTATGGTGATAGTCAAACCCTTTGGACTAATAATGGTTTTGGTAATTACTGGACACTTTTAACAAATTATATTCAGCCTTCTGTGGCATATTGGACGGTATATCACTCATTGCCGTGGACTTGGGTTAAGATTACTAATAAATCAGTTAGTGAGAAGAACTCAGATAATTCAAATCCGGTAGATTTACAAACACTTCAGTATTTAAGGGAGACTGTAAGAACTCAAGCTGAGTTTAGTTCAACAAGAATAAGAGAGTTTATAATCAATAATCAGGCTTATTTTCCTGAATACTTTACGTCTGGTAATAATTTGATGTC